AAAGATGTACCAAAAGAAATACCTGAAGCCCAGGGTTATATATCGGCTGGTGGTCGCTGGTTTAAAACTAATCCAAAAGCTGAGAACTTACATAACCTACCTGATGGATACTATGACCAGCTACTGGGTGGTAAAAATTTAGATTGGGTTAGATGCTATGCAGAAGGCAAGTATACCTATGTCCAGGAAGGAAGACCCGTATGGCCTGAATATGATGATAGCACAATGTCTGCTGATCTAGAGGTCGATGAGAATATACCAGTACAAGTAGGATTAGACTTTGGACTTACTCCCTCGGCTGTTTTTGCTCAGAAAATGCCAAATGGAGCATGGCATGTCTTACATGAGATTGTAACTTTTGATATGGGCCTGGATAGATTTGTGAATCTATTGAAGTCAGAAATGGCTATCAGGTTTCCTAAAAATGAATTTATGGTTTGGGGTGATCCGGCTGGTGCTTCAAGAGAAGGTATCTATGAGCAGACATCTTTTGAGTTTTTAAAAACAAATGGGATATTAGCCAGGCCGACAGCAACAAATGATTTCAAAGTTAGACGAGAAGCTGTAGCTATGCCGATGAATAGATTGATACAAGGCAAGCCTGGGTTCTTGGTGAATAGAAAATGTCTCAGGCTAAGAAAGTCACTATCCGGTGGTTATCACTTTACCAGGGTAGCTGTAGGGGCTGGCCAGGAAAGATTTAGAGATAAACCAAACAAGAATGAACATTCCCATGTTGGTGATAGTCTTGGTTATTGTCTGCTCGGTGGTGGTGAGATGAAAAGAATGACTAGAGGAACTAGAACATTTAGCCAGCCAGTTGTGGCACAAACAGATTTCAATGTATTTGCATGAGGACAGTTATGTTTACTTCAGAAGAAATAATGGACATTATGCAACTTGATGGCATCAAGCATAGAGTTGTTCCCTTCCACCAAAGACATATCCATATGGCTAATTTTAGATCATTTGAAAAAGAAGTCCTGGAAGGATATGGAAGGCCACATATCGAAGATTATGGTGTCGAAGGATTATCTTTTACAGCTATCAGAAATGCCAAGGTTATCGTTATATGGGGATTGTATCCCCTATGGAAAGGTGTAGCCGAAGCCTGGATGCTTCCAACACATGATCTTGAAACCAGCAAAATGATTTTTCATAAAGGTGCATTGAGGTTTTTTGAGCATGCTACCAAGAAATTAGAGCTTCATAGACTTCAAACCTATGTCTGTTCGACAAATTACCGAGCCGTTAAATGGATGGAGATGTGTTATTTTGATCGTGAGGGTTTATTGAAAAGATATGGCCCTGATATCAAAGACTACTATGTTTATGGGAGATTGTTTTAATGGGTGGTTTATTCGGTGGTTCAAAGCCACCACCAGGTCCTTCTCAGCAAGAGCTAGATAGGCAAGCAGACAGAGAAGCAAGAGCAGTAGCTCAGGAAACCGAAGAAAAAAGAAAGATAGCTTCAAGGCAAATTTCTAGAAGTAGACGTAACCGAATGCTTATGTCAGGTGATGCGACTGGTGTTGAGCCGGTACAAAGAACTTTAGGACCAGGTAGAAATCCAAGAGCATGAGATCATACCCTCGTAATCCTAAGAAGTTTGAAAAGGGTTTACCTATTTGTCCAGTCTGCAAAATTGCTATGGCCAAGGTAGAAGAGGATGATGAAGTAAAGTTTGAATGTCCAGCTTGTAAGTTGAAAACAGATGGTAGCTAAAAAATTTCAAAATCCAAAGGGTGGATTGAATGAAGCTGGCAGACAGCATTTTAAAAAAACAGAAGGAGCAAATTTAAAGAGACCAATAAAAACTGGAACAAGCCCTAGAAGAATATCTTTTGCTTCAAGGTTTGCTGGTATGAAAGGTCCTGAAAAAGATGAAAAAGGAAGGCCAACTAGACTAGCACTGGCTTTGAAAGCTTGGGGTTTTAGATCAAAAGAGAGTGCTAGGAACTTTGCAAATAGGCATAAAAAAACATGACAAAATTAAATCCAAAAGAACTTAAAAAAAGATTTGACCAAGCAGAAAGACAGAAAGCCCACTGGCGAGCTATCTATGAAGATGCTTACAGATATGCTCTACCAAATAAAAATCTATATGATGGATATTATGAAGGTAGTGTGCCAGGCCAAAATAAAATGAGACAAGTCTTTGATTCAACAGCCATGCAATCGACACAAAAGTTCGCTAATAGAATACAATCAGGTCTATTTCCTCCCCAGCAAGCTTGGTGTCGGTTGCAACCAGGTGAACAAATTCCTGAAGAAAGAGAGATAGAAGTTCAACAAATTTTAGATAGATATGCAGATCAGATGTTCTCAGTTATGAGACAATCAAAGTTTGACCTGGCCATCGGTGAGTTTCTCCAGGAACTTGCTATAGGTACAGCCGTTATGTTGATACAGCCAGGAGATGATGTAGAGCCTATCAGGTATACTTGCATACCAACTTTTCTTATTTCATACGATGAAGGGCCAAATGGTAGCGTTGAAAAAGTTTACAGAAAAATGAAAAGGCCATATGAAATTCTAGATCAGGAGTTTCCTGACATAAAGATACCACAAAGCATGGCAAAAAAGTATGAGCAAAATCCAACTGATGAAGTAGAACTCATTGAAGGTACATACTTTGATAAACAAACTGGTAACATTCATTATCAGATTATTGATTATGCTGGACAAGAGGAACTTGTGTATAGAGAACTCAAAAGTTTTCCTTGGGTTATATCCAGGTATAGCAAAACGGCTGGCGAAAGATATGGAAGAGGTCCAGTGTTGTTGGCACTGCCTGACATCAAATCACTCAACACTACAAAAAATTTAGGTTTGAAAAATGCTAGTCTATCAATTGGTGGTGTATTCACAGCCAGTGATGATGGTGTCTTGAATCCAAATACAGTTCGTATTGTGCCAGGAGCTATCATACCAGTAGCAAGAAATGGTGGCCCACAAGGTGAAAGCTTGAAGCCTTTACCAAGATCAGGTGATCCACAACTTACACAATTCACAAGTAATGATCTCATATCATCTATAAAAACAATCATGCTGGATGAAAGTTTGCCACCTGACAATATGTCAGCAAGATCAGCAACAGAGATACAAGAAAGAATGAAGCAGTTGTCTCAAAACTTAGGATCAGCATTTGGAAGATTGATATCTGAAACTATGTATCCGATTGTTAGACGTACACTAGAATTAATGGATGAGCTTGGCATGATAGAACTGCCGTTGAAGGTCAATGGCTTGCAAGTAAAAATCAGTCCTACTGCTCCACTTGCTATGGCTCAGAATATGGAAAAAGTACAAGAAGTTTTAAATTATATGCAGATACTTCAGGGGCTAGGGCCACAAGGCCAACTATTTTTAAACCAGGAAAAGGCTATGGATTTTATTGCTGATAATCTTGGTATACCAGCAAGCTTGAGAACGACACCGGAAGAAAGACAAGCCTTGTTGCAACAAGCTCAAGAGGTGGCACAAATGGCACAACAAGGAGGAATGATGGATGGACAAGGACCAGGCACAGAAGATCAGATACCTGAACAGTAATAGTGGCTGGGAAGGCATTGATGAAGAATATGTTGTTTACAAAAACGAACCCAGCGAGATTGATAAAATTTATATGAGATGTTTTTCTTCTGAAGAAGGACAAAAAGTTTTACAACATTTACAGTCAATAACGATAGATCAACCAGCATGGACACCTGGTACAGAGCCGTCTTATGGTTATGCCAGGGAAGGACAGAACTCAATTGTAAGAGAAATTATTCAACGTATGAGGAGATGCAATAATGAATGATGAAAAAGATGTAGTGCAAGAAGAACAGCAATCTGCTGGCCTTATGGCTGAAGAAGCACAAAACATAGAAAGCGAGGAGAAAAATGCCGAAGAAGAAGAAATCTCTCACATCCAAAATGAAGATACTGGAGGAGAGGAAGAACTTGCAGAAGGAGAAATCTACGAAAGACCCGATTGGTTTCCCGAAAAATTTTGGGATGAAAAGGATGGTCCAAACATTGAAAACATGGCTAAAAGCATTAATCACCTGGAGAAAAAGTTAGGCGAGACAGCACCTGATAAATATGATTTATCTGAAGTTGATGTTGATCCTGATGATGCAGTCATCCAGGCTGTACTTGAGTTTGGAAAAGAAAAACAATTATCCAACAAATCTATAACTGGTTTGATTAATAAAGTTATTGAAATCACTGGTGGTGTACAACAAGAAGAAGAAATCAATATAGCTCAGGAAAAAGAAAAGCTTGGTGTCAATGCAAATGAAATAATCCAGTCAAATATTAACTGGGGTAAAAAGCTTGTTGCTGATGGTGTATTTACAAAAGATGATTACCAGGAGTTTGAAATTTGGGGTGGTACTGCAAATGGTCAAAGAGTTATGCAAAAAATTAGAGGTCTGATAAACGGCAAGCAAGAGATACCAACTGTATCTATACCAGGTGATGCATTGGACAAAGATGAGCTTAGAGCTATGGTAGCTGATCCTAGATACCAAACTGACCCGGTTTTTAGAAAGAAAACTGAGAAAGCTTTTGAGCAAGCTTATGGTACTTAATAGCTGTATAAATACTAGATATGTATTCTAGGCTTTACAAAGCACTATATCTTGGTGTATCGTCTAGTTAGATCGATAACTCTCGTCAGCCGATCATACTTGTATAAAAGTTGAGGTCGGATTTTCCGGTAACCAAAACGATGTAATAACTTAACTATGGAGAAGCTTTCATGGCTACAACTTTAAGTCCAGCGTTTGTAACGCTGTTTGAAGCCGAAGTTCATCAAGCTTATCAGTCATCTGCTATTTTAAGAAATGTTGCTCGTATGAGAACTGGAGTAGAAGGATCGACTGCGAAGTTTCCAATTTTGGCAAAAGGTTCAGCTTCTGTAAGAACACCATCTACAGACGTTGTACCACTCAATGGCACATTTTCAAGTGTAACTGCAACTCTTGTTGATTACGTTGCTTCTGAATATTCAGACATATTCAACCAGGCAAAAATCAACTTTGATGAAAGACAAGAGCTTGCAAAGTTAGTTGGAAATGCAATAGGAAGAAGAGAAGATCAAATCATTATTGATGCATTGATAGCTGGTTCTGCTGGAACTACAGTGGCAAACACTGTTGTTACTTCAGGTTCTGCAAGTGCTTCAGATTTGAATGTAGGAAAGATAATCGAAGCGAAAAAAGGTTTGGATGCTAAATCAGTTCCACCTACAGATCGTCATATGATTATCCATGCCAACTCACTAGCATCATTGCTTGGCGATGAAAGAGCAATCTCAGCAGACTTTGCTCAGGTTCAGGCATTAGTCAGAGGTGAAGTAAACTCATTCATGGGTTTTACTATGCACATGATTGGTGATCGTGATGAAGGTGGACTTCCAAAAGATGGGTCTAACGACAGAACTTGTTTAGCATTTCATAGAGATGCTATCGGTTGTGCTGTTGGTATCCCACCTAAAACAGAAGTAAACTACATTCCTGAGAAAACTTCCTTCTTGGTAACAGCAATGTATTCTGCTGGAGCAATCGTAATTGATGCGAATGGTCTAGTCGATATTACTTGTAGGGAGAGTTA